TGGGACAGGCGGCCATCGATAACGCAGGTTTGGGCAAAATCGCCCTGCCCGAGCATATCGAACCATTTTTGCGCGGGCTGGGTCAGGCTTTGGCCGAGGGCGACAGTTATGAGGATGTGCAGGAGCGGTTGTTGCGGGCTTATCCGCATTTGGACAGCACCGAATTTCAGACGGCCTTGGCGCGGGTGATTTTCATCTCCGATCTGTGGGGGCGGCTCAATGGCTGATTTGGGTTTTGCCTTCGGTTTGGAGCCGGAAGCGGCGGTCAAATATTTTGAAGGTTTGGGCTACCATATCCCGCCCGACTGGGATGTGAAATGGAATGAAGCGCAAGCCAAGGCGCGGGCGGTTGCGGGCATACACAGGCAGGATATCGTCGGCGAGTTTCACGCGGCGATGTATGAGGCGGCGAAATCGGGCAAGTCGTTTGAGGCTTGGCGCGATGAAGTGCAAGGCCGTCTGAAAGCGCATGACTGGCATCTGCTCAAAGACGGCGATATTGTGGACGGAGACAGCGGCGAAGTCCTCGGACGCGGCATTACCAAACACCGCATGGAAACGATTTTCCGCACGCAGATGCAGTCGGCCTATATGGCCGGCCATTGGCAGGCGTTTGAAGAAGGTCGGGATGATGCGCCGTGGCTGCAATACTCGGCTATTTTGGACAGCCGCACCCGCCAAAGCCATGCGGCGGCTCATGGTGCGGTGTATCACATCGACGACCCGTTTTGGGATTACTTTTACCCGCCCAACGGCTTCAATTGCCGCTGTACCGTGCGGGCACTTTCAGACGGTGATTTGAAGCGGCGCAATCTGCTGCCGCAAAAAGCACAGCTTGAAGATACGGAAGTGGTGGTCAACCGCAAGGGCGATACCCGCCCCGCCAAAGCGGTCAAGCTGCCGGACGGGCGCCGTTTTTATACCGATGCGGGCTTTCAGCACAATGTCGGTAAAAGCCATTTGGCCAATTTGGGGCAGTTGCAGATGCAGCGGGCGGTGGAACTGCCGCCGAAGCTGGCGAGTGTGGCGGTGAATAAGGCATTTGACGACCCGCTGTTGCGCCGTGCGGTTTCAGACGGCCTTTTCGCCGCTTATCTGAAAATCAAGCCGCAACAGGCGGGGGTTAAAACTTTTCCGCAAAATGTGCCGTTTTATATTGGCGCGCTTGCGCCGGATATTTTGGACGGCATGGCCGCCAAGGGATTACCTTTGCCGCAAAGCAGCATTGTGGCTGCATCCGACAGTCTGCTGCGCCATGCGATGCGGGACATTAAAAACAGCCCGTTACCCGACAGCTTTTGGCAGGCCGTTACCGACAAATTAAGGTCGCCGGAAGCCGTCTATTTTGAGGCGGGCGGCGGCAAGCGTGCCGATAACTATCTGTTGATGTTTTATGCAGTGCCGAATGAACCGGACAGCTTATATAAGGTGGTGGTGCATTTGGATTACGACGGTTTCCGCCGCTCGAAAAATCCGGCCAGCGGTGCGCGTGAAAACTTGGTCGTCAATGCGTTGGATACGGGGACAAAGATAGATAAGGCCGGCGTCAAGTGGCACTTGTATGAACATTTAAAGGGGAAACGGTATTGAGGATAAGCGAGGCGGTGGTGGGACTTGAACCCACATCATGACGGCGCATCCGCGTCGACAACCTTTCGCCTTAGCCTTTCGGCATTACACTAGGAAACTCCCGCCTTGCTTTGTGAACATTTTAAGCATGATTGAAATCGAAATCAACACCGACACCCTGCAAAACAGCTTAAATGCTGCGGCGCGGCGTACCGCCCACACCAAGCCATTGATGACGCGGCTTGCCCGCATCATGCGCAACGCCGTGCTGGATAATTTCGCTGCCGGAGGCCGTCCCGCTTGGGTGCCGCGCAAATATCCGGCCGCGCGTGAAGGTTCGGGGCTGCTGCAGGCCAGCGGCCGCCTGCGCAATTCGATTACGCCGAGCAGTACGGCCACCGAAGCGGTGGTCGGCACCAATGTGAAATATGCCGCCATCCACAACTTTGGCGGGAAAACCTCGCCACACTTGATTAGACCGAAAAAAGGCAAGGCGCTGAAATTCGGCGGACGCTTCGCGAAACAGGTAAACCACCCCGGCAGCAATATCCCCGCACGCCCGTTTATGACCCTGCAGCCGGAGGACGAAAAGGCCCTATCCGATGCGGTGGCGGAATATCTGGCACAGGCCATTCGGGGGCGGTAATCATGCCTGCCTGAAAAATGCCGAAAACAGCCCGAAAACACCCTAACCCATACTTACCCCTACCCATCGCCTGAAAATCAATCCTGCGCGCGTTTGAACACCTTTTGAACACTATCCCGCGCGTATCTCTACAAGCACATTCCCTTCCGCTAGATATTCACTGTCTGACATAGGCCAAGCATTGGCAAAAACGCTGCTGCCGCACAATGCGGGCTATGGACACCAAAACCCTTCTTGCCGCCTTATCCGCCGCCCATGTCGGCAGTACGGACGGCTTAATCAAAATCGTACCCAAAGGCCAATTCGCACCGGTTGACGGCCGCACCGATACGGGTGTGCCGCACTGGACGATGTCTGCCGATTTGGCACGGCAAATCATTGCCGCCTTTGACGCCGCGCAAACCGACCTTGTGGTCGACTACGAACACGCCACGCTGAAAGCCGCCGAAACGGGGCAGCAAAATCCTGCCGCCGGCTGGATCAGCAAATATGTGTGGGATGACGAGCGCGGCCTGATGGGCGAAGTGAAATGGACGCAGCGCGCCAAAGACATGATAGACAGCGGCGAATACCGCTATCTGTCGCCGGTACTCGAATACGACACGCTGGGCAATGTACGCGGGCTGCACAGTGTGGCGTTGACCAATTCGCCCGCACTGGACGGCATGGCTCTGGCTGCATTGAGCCGCCAAAACTCTATCAACCCCAAACAGGAAACAAGTATGAACAAGGAAGCTTTAATCAAGCTCTTGGGCTTGGCGGCGGATGCCGACGACAAAGCCATTGAAGCGGCTTTGGCCGAAGCACAGGAAAAGCTGGGCGGTAAAACGCTCGCCGAAGCACTGGCCGCACCCAAAGAAGAACCGCAAGGCGGAGAAGGCGATAAAAGCACTGCCGGCAAACCCGAAGACAAGCCGCAAGGCGGCAATGCCGACGACGGCGAAGTGGCCGAACTCAAAGCGCAAGTGGCCGCATTGAGCAAGAAAGTGATTGCCATGGAAGTGGGCGGTACTTCAGACGGCCTGATCCGTGCCGCGCTTTCAGACGGCCGCCTGCTGCCGCATCAAGAAGCATCGGCGCGCCAACTGGCCGCCAAAGACCCTGAAGCGTTTAAAGCCCTGATTGACGGCAGCTTGGCACTGGCCGCTTTGAGCAAAACGCAGACCGGCGGCAAAGGCGGCGCAGACAGTACGTCCCCGCTGACCGCCGAAGAAGCAGCCGTCGCCGCGCAATTGGGCATCTCTGCCGAAGATTATGCGAAGGCCAAGTAATCCGATAAAGGAAAAGACAACATGATTATCACACCGGACACCTTAAAAGCCCTGTTCACCGGCTTTAAAAAGAATTTCCAAGACGGCCTGAAAATGGCGGAAAGCCAATACAAGGAAATCGCCACCGTCATTCCGTCTTCCACCGCTTCCAATACTTACGGCTGGCTCGGCCAATGGCCCGCTTTCCGCGAATGGGTGGGCGACCGCGTATTCCAAGATATGAAGGCGCACGGCTATGCCATCACCAACAAGCATTTTGAAAGCTCGGTCAAGGTCAACCGTAACGACATCGAAGACGACAACGTCGGCATTTACGCGCCGATGATGGCCGAGATGGGCCGCGCTTCGGCGGTGCATCCCGACGAATTGGTGTTTGCCTTGCTGAAAAACGCACACGCCACGTTGTGTTACGACGGTCAGAACTTCTTTGATACCGACCATCCCGTGTATGCAAAAGTGGACGGCACCGGTCAAGCCAGTACCGTATCCAATCTTTTCGCCGGCAGCGAAGCGGCCTGGTATCTGCTGGACACTACCCGCGCCCTGAAACCGTTGATTTACCAAGAGCGTAAAGCGAAGCAGTTTACCGCCATGACCGCCGATACCGACGAAGGCGTATTCATGCGCAACGAATACCGCTACGGCGTGGACGGCCGTTGCAACGTGGGCCTGGGCTTCTGGCAGATGGCGGCGAAATCGCAAGAGAAACTGGACGCTGCCGGTTTCGAGAAAGCCTACAACGCGATGGTGGGCCTGAAAGGCGACGGCGGCAGACCGCTGGCCATCCGCCCGAATGTGCTGCTGGTACCGCCTGCTTTGGAAAACGCGGCCAAAGAGCTGGTAGAAGGCGACCGCTTGGCCAACGGCGCGTACAACCCGAACAAAGGCAAGGCGAAAGTCATCGTATCGCCTTGGTTGCTGTAACGAACAGGCGGGCACCGCCCGCCGGAAGGGATAGAAAATGGCAAAAGAAAAAAACGAACAGGAAGTCGGCGCGACCGTCGATGTCCAACCGGAAGAGGCAACCGTAACCGCTGCCTTGCAGGCCGAGATTGAAGCCTTGAGAGCCGAATTAGACAAAGCCAATGCCGAAATTCAGGCAGCGCAGGCAGAGTTGGCCGCCGCGCAAGAGCGCAATGCTAAATTGGAAAGACTGCTTGAAGCCGGCCTTGCACCCGGCGGCATTTCAGACGGCGAAACTTTGACACCTGAAGCGGAAGCTGCCTTTTACACCGGCAGCGGAGCGCCCGCCGCAGATGCCGAAGTGGTGGCGATTAAGAGCAAACACGGCCATGCGTTTTTCCGCGCCGGCTACCATGTACAGCCGCACTGGACGTTTGTGCGCCGTGCCGACTTCGAACCCGCCGACTTTGAGCGTCTGATTGGCGACCGTATGGTCGAAGCGCGCGAAGCCCTGCCGACGGACGCATCATGAGCTACGCCGCCGTTGCCGATTTGGTGGCGCGTTTCGGCGAAGCCACCATCACCGGCCTGACCGACTTGTCCCGCAAGGGCGCGGTGGACGAAGCCATTGCACGGCAGGCTTTGGATGATGCCGCCGCCGAAATCGACGGCTATCTGATGAACCGCTAT